CCACCATTAAAATAAGATGTTCCATCTGCTAGTAGTCTAATTTTTTCAGAACCATCATTTAATAAGTTTAGGAATCCATTATCGGCATCACCCCCACTATCTCCATATGCTCCTATCTTTAGTATATCGTAGTCTGCACTAGAGATTTCAAACCTATATCCATCTCCTTTGAGATGAAGCTTTTCTGCTGGACTCGCAGTTCCTATACCAAGTGAGCCACCAGTAAAATAAGATGAGCCATCTGTATTTATAAATACTTTAGTTACGTTCCCATCTGCAAACCATTTTTGTGTTGCATGACCGCCATTACCTTGTAAAAAACTTAATGTATTACCATCACTTGCTTGAACTTTAAATACATTGGCATCTGCACCTTTTACATTTAAACCCCATCCACCAGCAGAAGTATTTATGCCAACACCTGAATTATCAGTATCAACAACAAAGACATTTCCACCAGCATTATTCTTGCGTACCAATAAGGCTTCTGTGTTGGTGACATCAATAGTTGATGTGCCTTGTATAACTTCATCTACACTAAGAGATATTCCACCCTGTACTTCTAAGTCTCCTGTGATTATAACATCGCCATCCATTTCCCCACCATTACCGAGGTTTTTTATGGCACTTTGTCCCATTGATCCAAACATCTTAAATCTCCACTATTCTAACAGAACCAGTATTTGTAGATGTGCTGTTATAATTAAAATATATTGTCATCCCTAGTCCTCTAGGAACTGTAAGAAAAAAGTTTGTATTTGCTGGTATTAAAAGATCATTACTAGGATCAATATTTGTTTCTGATGCTGTAAAATTATAGTAGATTTCAACTGCTGAGTAGATACCCATAGTTCCTGTACTAGAGTGTAGTAATTTGTGTTTAGTATTTGCAACATCTGCTGAACTTCCTGCTGTTAATGCTGTTGCTACTGTCCATTGACCCCCACTAGTAGTGTTAAGTGCTTCTTGGACTGAATATGTATGTAGGTCTGCCATTTTTTCTTCCTCTCTAAGCTAATGACTAAAGCGTGAACGAGATCGTCTTAGTCTTTATTTCTTTTTCTTTTTCACTTTTTTAACAAGTTTTTTTGCAACTGACTTTACAGTCTTTTTCTTAAATGGAGAATAGTCGTTCTCACTCATTATACGAATATAGCCTTTAGCTTTTAACTCGTCTAATTTTTCAGGATGTCGTTTAAGTAGCTCATCCTCAAGTCTTTCTATTCTTCCATTTTTAAACCAATATTGCATAAAATCTCCAATCTAATGGGGGCAGGAATAAACCTACCCCCAATTAAAACTAGGTTATTAGTCTTTGTTAGTAAACTTAACACCTTTCTTATTATCAGAATCATCAATCAATTTAACTCCGTATAATAAATCAGATACAACTTTTGTACCTAAAGCATCAACAGAATACTCTGACTGAACCCTTACTTCTTGCTGTGAAGCAAAAACACAAGCTGATTTATGAAAGATTGCACCCGGAATTGTAGTTGCTGTACCAGCAGTTGAAACTGTATTGCTCATATATACGTCGATTCCATATAATGATCCAACCATTCCCGATCTTAGTCCACGATTTCCTTCACCGACAGCATCATTACGAATGAAATACTGTGCTATACCAGCAGATGGGTTAAGTATATCTGCAAATAAAGTTGGATTAACAACCATAGCACATTCACCGTCCATGTAAGGAATGTCTGCTTCACCTAATGTAGCAAGAGCAGATTCAAATACAGATGCAGTTAATGTATCATCAGCAGATAATGCCTGAGATTCATTTAATCCATCTAACTCACCCCAAATATCAGCATCTACCTGACGAGCAAGAGCTTCACCCATCATTCTTGAATACTTAGCTACTAAATCAGCCTCAGACTGAATCAAAGCTACATCTTCAAATAACTTTGCAACATACTTGTGCTTGTTAATTGATAGCTGAGTTGTAGTGGTTGCAGTTGCATCATAGGATACATCTGATCCTGCTGATTTATCTGAAGCACTAATTAAACTCATTTCTGGAATATTGATTGCATCTCCATAGCCTTTTGATCCAACTAATGCTGAATAGTCATCTATAAGACCTCTAAATACACTTTTACGCTCAAAGTATTTATAGATACCATCTGCCCAAATTTCTGGGATAAAATGCTGATCTGTTGTAGTAGTTACTGGACTACCTTGATAATGTTTTGCCATTTAATTTACCTTTTAATGTATGAATCTAGTATTGCTTGCCAATTACTTCTTCGTTGCTCATCTGGCATAGCTACCCAATCAGAAGGCGTACCTGAAGGCACAGTCCCTTTTCTATCTGGTGGGTTTTGTTTTTCTACCTCAGAAAATTCTTCAACGATGTTTAGAAGTATATCAGTATCAACACTAGCAAATTTTTCTCTTTTAGATTCAGGAAGTCTAGCTAAAGCTGTTTCACGAAGTCTACTGTCCATATCTTCCCATTTTTCTTTATAACCTTTATAGGAATCTACTTCTTTTACTAGCTCAGAGTTTAACTCTTGCCATTTCTCTTCTTCTTGTAGCTTTGCTCTTCTTTGATCTTCCTCTTTTGTTGCAAAGGCTTTCATCTGATCTCGTAATTCATTACGTTCAGTTATTACTTCATTAAGCCTCGTTAGTGGTACATTGTGTGCGTCTTGTGTGACGGATTCCTGTTTTACATCTGGCTCGATGTTTTGTTCTTCGGACATTTTTACCTCTTAAGTGAGTTGGTTAATTGCAAGAATAAACCTTGCATTAAATAGATAGTATAATGTAAGTTATAAAAGTAATCTAATGCAAGAAAAAAATTACGAATTTAAAAGAAAATGGTTTGACTATCTAGGATACGAACCACACAATGGGCAATTAGCACTTCATTACCCCCAGAAACAGGATGCTAGATTTCAAGTAGTAGTCTGTGGAAGAAGATTTGGGAAAACTTGGGCAAGTGCTATGGAAGCAACTTTTGTTGCATCCCAGCCTAATAAACGTATTTGGCTTGTAGGAATGTCTTACAGAAAAGCTAGATTAATATTTAGAGAAGTGTGGCAACGAATGGTTATAGGTCATGGAGAAGATGTAGATAAAGCATCTGAAAAAGATATGTACATCCGTTTCAAATGGGGTACTACTGTTGAGGGAATGTCGGCAGATAATCCAGATTCTCTTGTGGGTGAAGGATGCGACCTCTTGGTTATAGATGAGGTAGCCAAGATGAATAAAAAGATTTGGGATATGTATTTATCTCCAACAGTTGCAGGAAGAAAAGGGAGAGTTATTTTTATTACAACTCCAGAAGGAAGAAACTGGATATACGATTTGTTTAAACTGGGAGCAAATGATCCGTTATGGTCAAGCCATACATCTCCGTCTTGGGTAAACCAGTATGAGTTCCCAGAGGGACTAGATGATCCTGCCATTATAGAAAGAAAAAGAAATATGTCAAAAGAACTATTTGGTCAAGAGTTTGGGGCAGAGTTCTCTGTATTTGAGGGGAAGGTTTGGGATTTTCATAGAGATGAAGATGTTGGAGATTTTCCGTATAATCCTAATCTGCCTACTTATTGCACTATTGACTTTGGCTATCGTATGCCCGCTGTAATGTTTTGTCAAACATACTGGGAAGATAATGTGGAGCATATTAGAGTATTTGACTCTATCCTGCATAAACAAAATATAAAGACAGAAGATTTAATTAAGATGATAAAAACTAAAGGTTATCCTGTAGCCAGTTACTATGGTGATCCTGCTGGAGCAAATGTTCAAGGGCAGAGTGGAGCAGGAGATATGGAAATATTTAGAAGAAGTGGTATCAAGGTAATATCAACTAGAGATCGAATGAGCAGGAATATTGTAGCTAGTGTTGCCTATACAAGAGGTTTTTTTGAAAGTGCTAATGGTGTAAGGAGAATCCATGTGGATAAAAGATGTGCAGATGTAATAGAAGATTTTGAAGAATATAGATACCCAGAAAGTGAAGATGGCAAACCAATTAAAGAAGAGCCTGTTAAGGATGGATACCACGATCATGGAAATGATGCCTTTAGGTATTTTATTATTAACAGATTCCCAATGAAAAACACAGAAATGAAAAGGATTCAAAGATGATCAATCAAATGATGAAAGATAAACTACTAGAAACAAAACTTATGATGTCTCATGGCAGGAGAAGTGAGATTAGAAAGTATTTGGACTACTATTCAAGTACATCTACTGAAAGTTATATAAATAACTACTTTAGTGGTGATGCTTTTTCAGAAATCCCACCAAGTCTTACTAACTTTACGAGAAAATTTGTAAACAAAATTAGTAGAATATACAGTTTAGGTGCTAAGAGAAACGCTGGAGACATGACTGAGCGTTATGAGCTTCTTACTCCCACTAAAGATGTTAGAATGAAACACTCAGAAAGAATGACTAGATTATTGGGAACTGTGGCTAATCGTATTCATTGGAGAGATGGATCATTTGATTATAGACCTATATACTACTTCGAGACTTACTTTGGAGAAAATCCCTTTGTTCCAGAGGCTATTGTGTATCCATTATTGAATAGTACGGCAGACTTAGCTAATGCCGACAATCTTCAATGGGAATATTGGGATGCAGAGACATATGGCATTTTAAATGAAGAAGGGAATATGATTGAGGAAATGGAAAACCCTTATGGAATATTACCTTTTGTATTTACCCATAGAGAAGATCAAATAGACTCTTTCTTCGTAGAAGGAGCATCCGATATTGTAAATTGCAATGAACAAGTCAATATTGCATTAACTGAAATGAACTTAGGTATGAGATTCAATATGTTCGGACAGCCTTGGGTTACAGGACTAAGAGCAGACCAAAGTATGCTTAGAGCAGGATCAAATACAATCCTAGATATGGGAGAAGATGGTGCTTATAACATTACTAGCCCTAATGGAAATATAGAGGAAGCTATCAATAATATTAAGTTTCAGATAGAGCTTGTAGCATCGAATAACCACTTGTGGATACAATGGGCAGAAAGTGGTGGTGAAGTTCCTAGTGGTATATCACTTATGATTAAAGACATGGAGCGTAAAGAGGATTATTACGATGATATAGCTTTATGGAGATTATATGAACAAGACTTTTATAGGGTAGAGCGTGCTATAGCAGAATATAATGGTATTGCATTACCAGAAGAGTTTGGCGTAGACTTCCAAGAGGTAGAATACCCAAAGACAGTTCAAGATCAGATTCTGAAAGATGAGTTTGATATAAAAAATAATCTCGTAACTAGAGCTAAAATTATGGTTAGAGATAATAAAGACTTAACAATTGAACAGGCACAGGCAATTATAGATGAAAACAAAAAAGCAAACAAAAAAGAAGGAACTGAGTCACTCTTTACTAACTTCCGTAAAGAAACTGGACAAGATCAATAATGTTGAATTTGAGTTTGATGGAGATTTAGACTTTATTATTAAAAACCCTTTAGCTTGGGCAGATAGTCAAGTTAAACGAGCTGTTCTTGAAAATACAGATAAGTACCTAGAATCTAAAGCACTAGGAAAGGAGTTTTGGGATGAAGTTGAAAGTAAAAGTTAATTTTGATTTTGGAAAAATGGCTAGAGCTATTCCTGAAGCTATTTCAAAGTATACTGAAGGATTTGCAGTTGAATCAGCAGAAGCATCAAAAAAAAATATAGACTCTGGTCTTAAACCTGACTTGGAAGATTCCACTAGGCAGATAAGAAGTA